TGACTCGTGGCGATATAATGACACAAGTACAAAAAAACGTATCTTACTGGAACATAGGTGCCATAAGTGCTAATGAAATAAGGAAGTCGGAAGGCTTGCCACCGATTGCGGATGGCGATACTTTTAACAAGCCTATGCACATGGAACCGCAAAACAATGAAAATGGACAACAAGGAGACGAGGAGCCTACCAATTCCTAATGGAGGAGGAGAAGGAAGAAATATTAGCGGATACGCCGCAAACTTTCTCGAATATGACATGGGTAGCTTTAGGGAGCGAATCGAGCCAACGGCTTTCAGAAATTTGGACGAGCACGATATCCATGCCCTATATAACCACGACTACGATAAGGTACTCGCTAGACGAAACAAAGGCGAAGGCACTTTAGAATTAACTACTGACGAAACCGGTTTAAAGTTTGGCTTTGAATTGCCAGACACTTCAACCGGTAACGAAGTTCGTGCTTTAGTAGAGCGAGGCGATGTTAACCAAGCGAGCTGGGCTTTTACCGTAGATTCTGAGGAATGGACAGACGTAAGAAGTGAAAAGCCTTTGAGAGTAATCAAAGAAGTCGGCGGAATTTATGATATATCTATAACGCCGAGGGGCGCAAATCCTAGCACTTCGGTAGCTCTTAGGAGCTTAGAAGCTGCGCAAGTTGAAGAGACTCCGGAAGTACCGGAAATTAAAGAACCAATAACAATTAGAAAAGTGGAAGAAAACACAGAAAACACCACAGAAAAAGAGGCACGCTTTGTCGATGCTTCACAAGTTCAAGGCAAGCTCTCAAAGTCAGAGTCTAGAGACTTGAATAAATTTAACATCGTTAAGGCTATCAATGAAGCTCGTAACGGTAAATTGACTGGCGTTGAGGCTGAGGTCAACCAAGAAGGTATTAACGAAAAGCGTATGCTTAACCAAGAGGCAAGAGATATGCACGCGGTAAATTTACCAGAGATGGTTTTCCAACGTACTCAAACCGCTGGAACTGCAAACGTAGGTGGAGACTTAGTCTTTACAGAGCCGGGCAGATATGTCGAGTTTCTTTACCCGAACACTCCTATGCTCCGCAGATGCGCAGTTGCTGAGAACTTGGTTGGAAATGTAGACTTTCCTCGCCAAACTTCTAGTTATACATTAAACTTTCAGACTGAAACTGGGGCGGATACTGCTCAAGATATCAATTTTGACAAAGTAAGTATGACTCCTAAGCGTGCGGTTATTACTTCATCTTTTTCTAATCAGTTACTACGTCAAGAATATAGCCGCGGTATTGAGCAGAGAATCATTAGCCAAATGAACTTAGCTTTTAACAAAGGTCTAGAGAATGCAGTATTAAACGGTACTGGATCATCTAACCAGCCTTCTGGAATCTATACTGAATTAGCTGGTCAAGCTCTTACAATAGGCGCAGTATCTTATGACGATTTGGTCGATATGGAAGCAAATTTAGCGGCTGCTGATGCTCTTGAGGGCAACTTGGCTTACGTTGCTCATCCCGATGTAGTAGCTAAGTTAAAGAAAACTAAAGTTGATGCTGGATCTGGAAGATTCTTAGTTGAAGGTATGCTAGACCCTCAGCAGACTGCTAACGGTTACGCTATCGATAGCACGACTCTATCATTAAAAAATACTACTCCAGACCCAGACACTTACGGTTTGTTGTTCGGTAACTTTAACGATGTTCAGATCGGGTTTTTCGGAGGTGCGACCCTTTTGGTTGACCCTTACACTGGTATGAAGTCTTCTATCGTAGAGGTTAACCTTGAGAGATTCATGGATGTTGCAGTATTGCGCCCAGCATCTTTCGCTATCGCTACTGACGTAACAGTATAAAAAATGGCGAATACTATTGACTACACACCACAAGCAATAGACTTAAATTTAATTAAGTCCTTTTGTCGGGTGGATGGCACTTCTGATGATACTCTATTGACGTTTCTATATGATGCGGCTTGTGAGGAAGCATTGAGTTATGCCCATGTAGTTTGTGGTAGCGCAACTATTACCGCGGATCAGTATTGGGAGGCTTCTTATGAGCTTCCCTACTGGCCGTTGGGTAGTGTTACAAGTGTTCATGTATATGTTGATGGCGTAAGCACTCAAGACACTGCATTTACCTTAATAGATGGGGTAATTACTCCAAGCATTGGACAAGAAGGCGAACGTATGAAAATAGTCTACACCGCTGGTTTTTCTACTATGCCTAAAGATTTACAACACGCTATTTATCAGCGTATAAAGTTTGGCTATGACTTTGGGGATGATATGCCCTACAATGTTGGCCCTAGATTTTTTGATCGTATTGTTTTTCGTTATCGCCGTAATTTTGCATGACCTTAGACCGAAGAGTAACCCTATACCAGCCGACTATCTCAGTAAACAATAGCGGCCAATACAAGCGCAGCTATGCAAGCGAGGGGAACTTTTACGCTCAAGAAATTATACCAGACACCGGGAATGTCGGTACCGAGATTATGGTAAATGATCAGATCCAAAGTAGCATCATAGTTACTTGGAGAATGAGATACCAAACCGCAATCAAAGAGAGCTGGAAGATTGGTTATGATAGCAAATTTTATGACATCGTATCCATCGCCCCCGAAGGGCGGCTCCGTTTTATTTTAGTAAAAGCTAAATTACGAGATAATGCCACGCTCTAATACCATCTACTTAAAAAGCCAATCCGGTAGGACTGAAAGCTTTGAGGACTTCAGAAAAAGACTTAGCAAGCTAGGAACTAGCGAAGGCATGAGATTTAGGGAGTTACGTAGCTTATTAATGAAGGAAGCACAACCTTTAGTAACTGCCGCAAGGAAAGAAGCTTACGCCGGCGTTAAGCAAAAAGGATTAGGCAAAAATGGATTTGCTAATTTATATAATTCTATTGGCAAATGGAAAAACAAAGGTAGGCAAAAAGCTTACGTTGTTGTTGGTTTGAAATCAACAAGAAAAAGAGGCGCAATATATGCTTTGTCCCAATTAGCTGGAGCCGGGCCGGGAATGAGTAAGAATGGTCAAAAAGTAGGGCTAGGCAGAAACCAAACACAGAGGCCCGGATATGTTAAAAATGGTTTAGGTTATATAAGTCAATATAAAATAAAGCCAAAAGATTTTATCGGTAAAGCGGTACGAAATACAAGCGTAGTTGAAAAAGCGCAAAGGATGATGCAGAAACACATCCAAAAGCGCATAACTTCGATACTACGATGAATTACTTACAATATGTTTACGATGCGGTAGATGCGGCAACTGCTAAAGATGTCTACGCCTATGCCGCTCCACAAGGGTTAACCTCAGATTATATCATTATTACCATTACTGGTGTTGATGTAACAGAGAGCAAAGATTGGGCAACTGCCGAAGGCGTAAGCGCAAGTTTGTTCTTTCACTTTGTAGATGCAGACACCGCGCAATCGGAGTTAGCTACAATAAGAGAGGCAATAAAGACAAATGCAAACTATACAGAGGCACACTTAGAAAGCCTACAATTTTTCTATGACGACATTAACGAGCGAGTTATCATGGCTTGCGATTTTATTTTTAATATCAATCTATAATTATGGCATCAATTGCAGGCGGAGAATTCCGCATTTTATTATCTAATGACGGCGGCTCTACGTACAAGGGTTTCGCATTAGAGTCAGATTGCTCCTTCGAGCTAAATTCTGAAACAAGAGAAACAACTTCTAAGGAAGATGCTTCGTTTCGTTCATATGTAACATCTGCCAAAACTTGGAGTGTTTCCGGTTCTGGTTTATTTGGAGATGGCGCAACTGATTGGGATCCAGATGAGTTGTATAACTTGCTAGGTACTTCCGTTACTTTGAAAATCACTCCATGTGACATCGGTACTGTTACTCCAACTACTGGAAAAGCTAACATTTCCGGTGCGGCTATATTGACCCAATTATCTGGCTCATTTGCTGATAAGGATAACGCAACTTATTCTTTTTCATTGCAAGGTACTGGAGCTTGGACAGAAGGAACTAACTAAACAATAAGTAAAAATGGGAAAAAAATTCACACTTGGTGCAGCTTTATTGTTTGAAGAGATAACCGGCGGCAGCGTAACAGACATGACTAAACCGAAGATATCGGATATGTTAACTATGTTATACGCTCAAGAACATTGGGATAATGACAACCGGCCCACATTTGAAGACTTCAAAAAGGAGTGTTCACCTTTAGCGTTGGAGGAACTTACCGAGAGGCTTAACGGCCCTTTTTCCCAGCCGGCGGTGCAGTAGACGTACTGGGCTTGCTGGTGGGGCGCTTAGGGCTATCTCTAAGGGATGCAAAAGCTCTCGATAATAAAACAATCGAAGCCGTCATTAAACATGGCTTAGAAGACGTTAAAGAGGATTGGAAAAGATTTCGCTGGCTTGCTACTATATTGGTAAATGTCAGCGGGAAAAGTGTAAAGCGTAACATTCAAGATACCGACTTGCTACGTTTTGAAGATGAGAAGAAAGAGAACGGCTTTGCCGAGTTTTATAAGAATGTAACAAATGCCCCAACAAGACGCAACGAGTAAAGTAATTCTAGGAATAGATGTCCGGGAGTTCCGCAAGGGAATCCAGAAAGTCGATAGTTCTATTAAAGGGATATCTAAAAAATTCCAAAATTTAGGCGGTGTTATTGGAGCTAGCTTTGCGGTTAGTCACATTCAGAGGTTTGGCGCAGAAGCTATTGAATTAAATTCCCAACTTACAAAAGCAGCGGCTGGCTTTAAGCGGTTTGGCGATGCAAGCGTATTAAGAGAAATGCGCAAGTCTACCATGGGACTAGTTACGGATTTGGAGCTTATGCAACAATCCGTTAAAGGTGCAAACTTAGGCATACCCATAAAAGATATGGGGACTCTTTTAGAGTTTGCTAAACGTAGAGCAGATGAAACCGGGGAGAGTATGGATCATCTGGTTAATTCTATCGTTGAAGGTATAGGCCGAAAGTCTACAAGACGACTGGATAACTTAGGTATATCAGCGCAAAGGCTTAAAGAAGAGGTCGGAGGTATCAGCTTGGAAATGGCAGACGTTGCCGATGTATCTGCCGCAATGACTAGAATAGCCGTTGAGGAATTAGATAAGATGGGCGAGGCTACAATTACTACGGCGGATAAATTTACACAATTAAGCATCGAATTTGAGAACGCCAAAGCCGGTGCCGGAGAGTTATTTGCATCATTAGGATTATTAGGTTTACAACTATTAAAAGTTGGTAAGTATAATGATATGTTTTATGATCGGCCAGATGCACCAAAAGCCATTGAAGATCCCAAAGACCCTTCCTTTTTTGCGCCATCTATTTATTTTGATCCTAATACGGTCAAACAGATGGAAGCTCCTATCCAAACTTTAAAAGACTTACAAGATCAAGTTGCAAACTTAGAAAAAGAATTAAAAGGGTTAGACATTACTAGCCTTGAATTTGTTGCTACTTTAAATGAACTTGAAGATTTGCAAACAGAGATTAAGTCTTTAAAAGATTTAAATGACTTTGTATCTCTAGGGGCTAAGTCCTTTGCAGAAATGAATTTAGAAGTAAAAGAATTACCAAGGGTTATTAATCAAGTAGGCCGATTCTTGGAAGGTTCCAAAAAACAATTTAACAGCTTTAATAAAACTATTGATGAAAGCGTGTTAGTTTTAAATGCGGTCAGTAGGGTCGGCGTAGAGATTGGTAGAATATTAGAAACTAGCTTTAATTCAGCAATGAACAACGGCGAAGATTTTTTTGAGACTATGAGAAATGGGCTAAGAAATTATGCCAAGCAAATGGCGGTAGCTACTGGGGCAACTTTAGCACTAGCAGCGGCATTAAGTATTATATTCCCAAAAATTGGTTTTAACGCGTTATTTAAAAGCATTGGAACTGGTATGGGTTTACCTTTTGCTAGTATTTTAGGAAGTGGAACATCTCAAGCGGTAGTTAAAGGGAATGATTTATTTGTTTCAATAGAAAGAAACACAACCGCAAATACTCGCATAGGTGGCTAAACAATTAATAGCAACGGCAAAGACCGCAGACCATGACTTCGCTATCTGGGCAATTAATCCACCATTTAGCGCGAATCCCTATACTTTTGACATTGCGAGCTGGTCAATAGATTACCGCGCTTTAGATAGTAACCAGCCCGGCTTTTTACCTTCTGTTTGTACGTTCCAAGCTCTCATTAATGATAACGACTTCACCACCAATTTGCGTAGCATTTTACAAGATGCAACCGGGATGTATTTTGTCAAGATTACTAAAGGCATAGACGTTGTTTATGTTGGCTTTATTACTCCAGATCTAGGAGAGATAGAATTGATTAACGGCCAAAGATTTATAAAGTTTGTAGCCTCTGATGGTTTCCAGATGCTAGATAAAGTGAGTTCTATTTACGATTTTACCGGCACCGGAGTAAAGCCATTTACTACTCAGATTTACGACATATTTGACTTCTTTGATTTCTGGGAGGTATACGATGCTTATGCAATTTCTGAACACCCTATACCAAATGAAGCCCTTTCATTAGGTGCTACTAACGGCGGTATGTATTGGACTGGGTGTATACAAAACGGTTTGTATTTTAACGATACAGACTGGCGAACATTTAGAGATGTAATGAATGACATATTGGTAACCTTTGGTCTGCAATGTTTCCAAGACAAAGGGCTTTTAGTGTTTCGTAGTACATGGTACAAAACCCCAGCATGGTACAATTTTTATGGATACCAAGGGGCTTTTTTGTATCGGTTAACTGGTTATAGCGTAACAGATACCGCAGATGTATTTAGTGATGGTTTAGAGTTATTCAAAGCAGCAACGCGCCAAGTGTTTATAACACATAACCAACCGAGTAGCGCGATAATTAGAGATGAGGTAACCCAATATAAAAGCCGCACCAATTATTATGTAGGGAATGCAGTCGCAACCGGTACAAACAAGTTAAGATATTCGGCAGCCTTAAAAATAAGAGTAGGACTTCCCGGGGGTTACGATAGCCATGCAGAGGTTGAATGGAATATATATTTTCGTTATGGTCAATTTTATTATAATGGTTCAGCGTGGACAACTACTCCCAGTTCATTAACATACACCGACCAAAAGGTAATAGTCGCTCCGCCATCTTCTAGCTTTGTTGACTTTACACATGGAGTTAATAACTTAGATACTGCCGTACTACCAAATATTAGCAGCCAGCCAATATATGTAACGGTTATAGGAACACAAACCGCTGGCGATCCGTTTGATAGTAATATAACAACCAGCACGCTAGTGGTAGAATACCATGCGAGTACGCCAGATTCAACGGTTTACTATGCAGATAATACTAAAAAGCGAAACGGTGTAGACTCTAATTTTACCACAGAATTAGGAGATATTTACCAGAGTAGCAATGTGGCCACACCAATAGCTGGAGAGTTAAGAGCTTTTCTAAATACCGGGAGAACAATAAGCGCAACTAACCTAGAGTGGGATGATGGTAAAAATTTATTGCTTACAAAGAATGCCATTGAATTGGCAAAGATTGCATTTAAGCCGCAACAATATTACGAGATCGAATTGACTAAGCCAATTAGCTACAATCACAAATTTACTTTTGGCTCGGTAGATTATAAGCCTTTGAATCTGTCATTTAATGAAAAGACTACAACCGTCACTTATAGGGAATGGGTGTACGGCGATATATTAACTGATCCAAAGAACGGCAGACCGGATCAAT